ATGATCTTCCTCGACGACAGCCTCGGAAACTGGATCGTGGCCAACGACCGCCGCGAACTCCTCGACGCCCTCCTCGCCCGACTCCCCCACCAGCCCGACAACGAAGCACTGACCTATATCGCCGCTGGCTGCCTCGGCTGCATCCCCACCGACATCATCATCGAGGACGACACCCAGAAATGACGAAACCGCCCCACCCGGCGCGCCCATGATGGCGTGCGGGGTGGGGCGGTTCACTTGCGCTCGGGGGGTGTGCGGGCTTTCGGATCCGGCGACCGGGGCCGGGGGTGTTTGTGCAACCGGTGGTTGGTGTCCAGGGCCTCAAGGTCGGGGCGGAGCTCGACAGGTATCTCAGGTAGGTCGCCTGGGCGGGCCTCGAATATGGTCGCGGCGTACTGTTCTCGCTCGGCGATATGTCCGAGTGCGAGGCTGTACAGGCGTTCCCTGTCGTCCAGTTTCTGGTTGATCCGGGTCATCTGGGTGTCACGGTTGAGGTCTCGCTGCGACAGGTCGCGGACCTGGGCAGCCTGAGCCTCGAGGGCGGCCTGCACGGTCTGGACTGCCGTGTGGGCGGCCTCGACGGCGATTGATTCGGCTTCCGCTTTCACCTTCTTAACTTCGGCCTCAGCCTCGACGGCAGAGTGCCGGGCGGCTCTGGATTCGTAGACGATCTTCCAAACCAAGCCGATGATGCCGATGAGTGCCGTAGCCCCGGCCCCGAAGAGGATTTCCAGCAGGGGCAGGTCCATGATCTAGTTCGTCGCGGCGTCGTCCGGGAGGGGGTGAGGCTGTCGGATGAGGGAGCCGGAGTCCTGATGACGGACACCCGAGGAGGCAATGGAGGTGAGGATCGAGACCAGGGCGGCAGTGCCGGCAATGGCGGCGGCTTCGACCCACGAGACGGACATGATGGTGACGCCCGCGACGAAAACACCCAGGACGGCCTGGGCTGCGGTCTTGACGGCGCGCTCGAGGGCGTCAGCCCAGAATGCGGTAGTGATCATGGTGTGGTTCTCCTTCTAGACGGTGGTGGTGGGGATGGTGATCTGCTGGCGGTCGTCACCGGAGGCGGCGCGGGCCTGCAAGCTGGCGAGCATGTCGATGATCTGACCGTTGGTCTCGATGACCGTGTCGAGCTTCTTCTCGATCCGAGGCAGGGTGACCTCAGTGAGGCCGAACACCCGGCCGTCGGTGTAGCGGATCAGGTCGACGACCCTGTGCGTGGTGCCGTCGGTTGCTTCGACGTCAGTGTCGAGGGTGGTGGCCATGGTGGTCTCCTTCTTCTCAGGTGCAGGTGTGGGGGTCGTGGTGGGGTTGATGATCGCGGCCCAGGTCTTCGGGCCGACGTGCCCGGTCGTCGGGCCGAGAGCTCCGCCGGCATCAGCCTGGATCGTGCGGACACGGCCGGCGACGTCAGCCCACCGGCCGGTCGGGGTGGTGCCCAGCGCGCGCTGGAGCTCACGCAGGCCCTCGATCATGTAGGGCGGTTCCCCAGCCTCTCCGGACACGGACTGATCCGGGCCCGACCGCGGGCCGTAGTACCAGCCCTGCGGCGGCAGGGGGAAGGCGCCGGCGGGTTTCGGGCCGAGACGGGCCGGCAGATACCACCAGGAGTGGTACAGCGGATCGTCCCAGGCGCGCGCCGTGCCAGCGACGACGTGTCCAGAAACACCGCGGTACATGCCGCGCGACTCGAAGTTCACACCGGCAAACGTGCCGCTCGTGTGTGAGTTGTAACCGCCGCCGTTGTGATAGAAGCCCAGCTTGAGGATCGCGTCGGCCGGCACCGCCGCCTTCGAGGACGCACGGACCAGGCCGAGAACCTCACCGGAGGCCAGGCGGAAGGTCTCGGTCGATCCGTAACGGACATCGCGGGCCTTCCCCTGCAGGGCAGCGGCCACAGCCATGACGAACCAGGAGCAGTCACCGCCCGGCCGGCCGCTACCTCCGTAGTGATAGGGCAAGCCATTTTTCGAGTAGATCCAGCCCAGGATCTCCATCGCTGTGCTGTACGGGATGGTCTTCACGGGTTTCCTTTCGGGAATGAGAAAACCCCCGACCACACTGGTCAGGGGTTGTGAGTTCGTAGTCAGTCGCTTACGAGGACGGAGTGCTCTCTCCATTTAGAAAAACGTTTGTCGTTCTGCTTCGGGGATCCGAAAGGTCCTATTTCGTCAGCTTGCGCACCGAGCTCCGAGTAGTTCTTTCCCCCACTGGCACGCCAGAGAGGTCGGTAGGTGAACGTCACGTAGTGACCAAGATCAGCGCCGTTCAAAAGCACAATCCGACTATCCAGCGGCAGAACCACCAATCGAGAAAGAGAGTTCTCTCCGGATAAGTTCGATCCTCCGCCAGGATCCAGCAGACGCGACTGAGTATCCATACAGAAGCTGTCACCGAGAAGAATCGGCCGAAGTGACCAGTTGATCAGCTTGCCGTATCCTTCTTCTCCCATTTTCTGCAGCTCGAATCGTGGTTTCGCCCTCCACCTAAAAGCCGCGAGTACCAGCGCAACTGCTACGCCAGTGAAAGTGCCCGATATGATCGGCGCCCAGATCAGTTCAAACATGCATTCAAGCTACCGGCAGCAGAGCAATTTTAGGGGTCAGGTCTCGTCGGTCGGTGCCTGCATGGTGATGTCGTGTTCGGCTGCGACCGTGTGGATCTCGTCAGCGAGGTCCTGCGGGTCACCGCCGAGCTCGCAGTGTCGGGCGCAGATCTCACGCACCTGCTGCGGTCCGGCAGCCAGCTCATGACGACGCGAAAGCTCATCGGAGATCTGCCTATAGCGGTTTCGGAGGTCCTCATCAGACAGGACAGTCAGGTGCGGGGGTCGCGGTTCCACATCCAGATCCGTGCCCACCCATCACCACCAGGGGCGGACGGCTTGGTCAGCTCAGAGTTTCCTCCGGAACCGCCACCACCACGCTGGCCGGCCTCGCCGTAGGTCTTGCCGGAGGGGCCGATGAAAAATTGTGTCTGCCCATCAGTGAGTGGCACCACCTTGGGGTCGATGGGCAGAGTGTCCTCCTGCCCAGCAAGCGGCGAGCCGGAGCTGCTGCCACCGGACCCGCCCGGCGCGGATGCTCCAAGGAGCGTGGTGGACCCGCCTGTCCCGCCGGGGTAGTTGGATGCACCAGCCCCACCACCCGCTCCGACGGTGAGGGCGAGGGTGAGGGTGCCGGGGGTGACGGCGAGGTCGAGGACGCGGCCCTCGCCCCGGTTGCCGCCCTGGCCGGTCGTAGAGTTGGCTCTCCACTTGCCTCCGCCTCCGCCACCGCCGACGAGGATCGCGGCGACGTGCGTGCACCAGTCGGGGATGGTGATGGTGTGTGTCCCGGCGGTGGTGATCTCCAGCACCTCGAAATGCAGGGGTCGGACAGAGGTGTAGATCGTCCGCCACTCCCCGCTGTCCCATACGCAGGTTTCCCCCATGACGGCGAGAGTGCCGTCAATCTGGGCGAGGCGTATTTCGCCTACATTCTTCCCGTCGATCTGGAGGGGCATTATTCCGCCTTCCAGTAGATGGTGCCCGGGGTGCCCGACGTGGGCCAGTCCCCGGTGACCTCCACATGGGCGGGGGCCGCCCCCACCTGCTGCGGGGTATGGGAGTGCGTCTTGTCGGCTTTCCCCGCCAGGGCAGTGACCAGGGCGGCCAGCTCATCATCATGCGTGCCGAGGTAGGCGGCGATCTCGAAAAGCGTGTCCAGAGCCTCGGGTGCCCCGTCGATCAGGGCGTCCACCGCGAGATTGATCATGCCCGCCACCGTGGTCGGAGTGGTCCGCCCCTCCACCAGGTCATGGATCCCCGCGAGGGCATCATCCAACCCCGCGACCTGGCTGGTGGGGTGCGTGTGCTCCACGTCCGCCTTGGCAGTGAGTGCGTGATTCAGGTGATCGACAGACACATCCCCCGGAGGGCCCTGATCACCCGGCGGACCGGGATCACCCTTCTCCCCCTGCTCACCCCGCGGGCCCTTGATCTGCTCCACCTGCTCAGGCGTCAGGGACTCAAACGTGACCTGCCCATCCTGCCCAGGCTCCCCCTTCTCCCCCTGCTCACCCCGCGGGCCCTTCAGCGGTGGGGATTCCTTCCCGAGGACGGTGAGCCGGTCACCCACCCACTCCGTAGACTCCACCACCTGGACGATGTCATTCCGCGCACCTTCCGCACGACGCGCAGCGGCCTCCGCGCGGGACACCACAGCAGGAGTCCAGTCGAAGTTGGCTTCGATCAGCGCGGACAGCTCCACCACATCCTCATCGGGGAGGGTGACATCCCAGTGCTGGCCGTGAGCTTCGCTGCCCTGCAGCTCAACACGGATTGGGCCCGGGGGCATGTCAAGAGAAGTGAACTCCCCGCCAGCCGCGGCGCGCATTGGGATGGTGTCCACCAGCTGGAGGATGACAGCATTCCCCGGGCCTGGCCGGGCCACCCGCGAGTAAATGAGGACAGCATGCGACCGTCCGGCGAAGGGCTTGCCGCCAACAGAAGTTAGTTTTCCCGTAAGAATGGTCACTTTAACCCTCTCCCACTTCCTCAGACGCGTCACCTGATGGCTGCCCGATGGTCTCTGACGTCCACCGCTTCGCTACCAGCCGGGTGGTGGCCCATCCGCCGTTGTGGCCACGGCCCAGGCCGATGGACACCACATGGACGCTGACCAAATAATTTGGGGCAGGGACCACGAAGTCCGCACCAAAGTCGACTGAGTGCGTGTCATCTGACGTATAGTCCACGAACCTCTGGTAGGTGAACAACGAACCGTTGGGTGCGTAGCAGCGGATCTCGTAGATGATCTGACTGGTGACCAGACGCACCCACGACGGGTTGAGGGTGACAGAAATCTGCCACGCCCCCTTCCCCAGCAGACGCAGTCCCGAGCTCTCCAGGCGCACGCCCTTAAGCGGGGTGCGCTGACCCGTAAACGGCAGCTTCCCAGCTCCGCTGAAATTCCGGCCGGTGGGCATGTACGCCACACCGTAATCCAAAATTTCATCCACCAGATCCACCCGGTCATGAAGATCCTCCATCCCATCCCGGATGGTGGAAATACCTTCCCCCACAGCACCGAAAACACCCTCCGGGTCGAAGAACCCGGCGATGGCCGCGCCGATCCCACCGATGATGTCACCGAGCAGACCTCCCAGAGCTTCCCCCAAATTAAAGGAGCTGGGCCCGCTGTTGGGGACCGGCACACGTTTTGACGGATCCACACTCACTGGTCACGCACCTCCTGCATTCTCTTGTCCTGCTTGACGGCCATGGCCTGAGCGATGATGTCATCAAGCTCCTGCCGGCTCTTCGTGGTCAGGTCAATCCCATCGACCTCCCGGGAGATCACGGCAGGCTCCTGATCCACCGAAATCCACTCCCCCGGCTCCAGCGGAGCGCCGCCATGTCCCAGACCATCAAATTTCACGCCTGGTCCGACGATGATCTGGAATGACCAGACACCGGGCATCGCGCACACACCCACGAGTCTGTCGCCGACCAGCTCAATCCCCGGCGGAAGTTGCCCGATATGACGGCAGTGAGATTTCCATCCGTCCGGGATGAGCCACTCAAAGGGCTCTCCCGGCTGGGCTGTCAGGTCGTCGGCTCCCTTGGGTGGCAGGCCCACGACGACGCGCACGTCATGGACGATCTCCATCCATCCGAGGTGGATGAAGCCGACCTTCTCCATGTGTGTGGCGATGGCCTCCAACACTTCCTCGTCGAAGGCGATTCCGCTGGGTCGGACGAGGAGGGGAATCCACGGGTGTTTGCCGGCCGGGACTGGATAAGGGTTGATCCGGCTGAACTGGTGGTTGACTTCGGACATCGTCACGCTCCTAGCTGGGTCTTGAGTCGGGAGAGGATCCCAGAGGTCGTTTCGGCGTTGCGTGCGAGCATGTCTCCTTGGGATTCCCTCAGCCGGGGGTCGCCGAGGCTGACGGATACCCCGAGGTGCCCACGGGAGCCGATCTCGTGGGTCTCGGAGACGAACGAAGCAAGCTGCATGCCGAGGGCCTCCACACCAGCCTGGTCGCCCAAGACGTAGTCCCGGCCCAGCTTGTACGGGGCGTCGTCGATGACGGCGATCTCGAAACTGATTCCGCCATCAGTCTCCTCAGAGGCAGCGATCGCCTGCTGGACACCGGAGAGCGAGAATGCCTCCCCCGGCTTCGACAGCTCCAGATACGAGAGCCGGCCGTGGTACCCAGCACGGCGGCGATGGTCGATCTGCATGAACGCCAGGATTCGGTCCTTGACGTTCTCCTCCACGAGGTCACCGACGATGACAGCCAGTGCCGGGCCGATGCCAGGGAGGAGTGAGCCGATGCCGGCGGCCAATGCCCGGACACCCGTTGAGAGGATCTTGTTCAGGGCGGCGGGTGAGCGTCCACCGATAATGAAGGAGTTGTCGGTGCTCTTCTTGATGACCAGGCGCGATACAGCCTGGTATTCGGTGGGGCGCCACACAACCCAGGGCTGGAGGCCTGAGGCTGTTGCGGCGGCCGTCGGGTCGAAGACCGGGACGTCGGAGATCTCGGTGTCCCCGACCGAAGAGAAGATCCGGGCGATCGCACGGAGAGGGTCGGCGAGGGTGCCGGTTGCCCCGTTGTGGAAGGAACGGTCCACGACGTCGAGGACGATCGTTGGTGTGGTGAGGGTGAAGTGGTCGGGTGCTGGCTGGGGGTCGCCGGGGAACCAGTACTCTGCGGTCATCATCAGGCCGGCGGCGTGGGCGGTGCCGGAGAGTGCGTCCCAGGCATTGTCGTAGCGGGCCTCGATCACCGCCCACTCGGTGGGCCGGGCGGGCACGGTCGGGTTCATGATGATCTTCCATCGTGCCGGCTCGATCTTTGACCAGGCGCTAGGTGATGAAAGATCCCATTGGCCTAGCAGTGACAGCGGTTGGAAGGCACGCTCGAGGTTCTTGTGGATGTAGTCCTTGAGGATCTTCAGCGAGGGCCCCCAGCGGATGTCCGACCACTTGAGCTGGAACTCGTTGGGCGACGCCGGGTTGGATTTCAGGACGATATGCTTCCAGTGCTCCAAGGGGCGCAGGCCGATGAGCTCGACGGTGCCGCCCTTCTTCCCACCGATTTCCACGGACAGCTCATGGACCCGATAGCCCTTGAGCGTGCCGCCGTCGGAGAGGACGACCATGTGCACGGCTTCGTGGATCAGGGCGTCCATCTCCGGGGAGTGACCGTCGATCAGGCCGACGTCTTGCATGGCCAGCAACCAGGGGACGACTTCGTTGTCAGCGAAGATCGTCACCGACCCGGCGGCCACGTCAAGGGCGCTGTCTCCGAAGTCGTGGTCGATCCAGCCACGCACTTCCTCGTAGGGGATCCCGTCGCGGTCGATCAGCCAGATCGCGCGACCGAAGGCCTTCGCCGACAGCTTCATGTCGTTGTGCCACCGAGTCCAGTCGAAACTCACCAGCTTCCACCTCCTTTCGTCACCATGGGCCGAGGAACCGTGGGGTGACTGCCACCTCGCCGGCGGCGGCCACCACGTGCAGTTCCTGCCCCTCCTGCACCTGCAGGGGATTCCATTTGTTGCGCCACGTCGAGAACCACACGGGTTCGACGACGCCGTTCACCCGGGTCTTCATCCGCGCCTCAGGATCGAGATCCACCTCCGTCCCCGCAGGGAAAGCAGGGTGAGTTGCGGTCCACACGTCCTCGCCGATGCCCAGACCGATTTCACCGGCAGCCTCGGGGTAGTACGAGACCAGTGGTGGAAGATCACCGGGGTTGACCCACACGTCCCCGACGTTGAGCACCTGGACGGAACCCACCCACACCCCTTTCGGCGCCAGGAGGGGCAACTCCTGGATCGTGAGCCCGGACAGATGCGGCTCCGCCTCCGGAGATTGACGTCCCGACTGGATACGAGACGTCAACTGCTTGACCCGCTGGGTGTGCGGATTGCGGCAGAACAGCGTGCACTCGCGGTTCTGTGACCAGGCGGTCATCCAGTCGGTCCACACCTTGGGCCGACCCCGGGTGGAGATCGACACCGTGAGGGTGGGTTCCAGCCTCTCGACGTGCCACCCGGAGATGGTCTCGCCGACTTGGTGGGAGCTTGCCGTCATCTCGCGGATGATGCTGTTCTCCGCACCGCTGATCGACTCGAAGGTGACCCCGCGGTCTCCTTCCTCATCTCCGAACAGCACCCACTTCCGGCCGCGGAAGTCTTCAAGCCACCAGTCATAGGTTTCGGTGCCATCGAACATGGTGCCCATGAGCATCTCCCCTTTCTAGATTGACCGGCCGCGAGATACCGCCGCCGCCGTCCGACGATTGGTCGTCGCGTCAGATACCTTTGCTGCCAGCTCGTCGACCATCCGCTGGAGCTCGTCCACGTTCTCCGGATCCACGTTGTTGAACGTGACGTTGAGCGTCACTGACTGGGCCTGACCCGCCGTGGCCTGATCTGCTACTGACGCCACCGACTTCGGTTCCACCAGGGTCCCCACTTCACCCGGCGCGGTGGCCTGGTCCTTGGTGTAGGGGACGCGGAGCTCGTCGTCGAGGAACCGGGGAAGGCTGATCAGGCCGTCGAGTCCGATCAGTCCGAGGGCTTCGTTGCCGATACTCTCGGCGATTTCGGTGCCTGCCCACTGGGCGATCTCGCCGGGAGTTCCGATGCGCCCACGAGTTTTCTCGGTCTCTCCCTTCGCGTTGACCTCGATGCCTTCGAGGTGGTTGGCCAGCGATGCCATGCGCTCATCCCACGGCGTTCGAGCTTCCACCTCGAGCACCTCGACCAGGTTCTTCAGCGGGGGGCCGATAGTCGGGAGGGACTCGACCATGCGGCTGATGTCAGCCCACTGCTCCGGGGTGAGCACCGGCTCCGGTTTGCTCAGCCGGTTGGTCGCCAGAGCCCCCGGCATGAGCCAGCCGCCCTCGTCATGAAGACCGATGGCGGATGCTGCCCGGTCGGTGACCCAGTTGACGCCGGAGCTCACCCGGTCAGAGACCAGGGACCCGACGTCCTTGACAGCGTTGTAGACCGTGGCAAGTTTCTCACCGAGGTTCTCGACGATGTTGAAGAGCTTGTCGACGACCTTCGGTGGGAGGTCTTCGACGATCTGGTGCGGGATCGCGTTGATCCCGGTCGGTGGCTGCGGCAGCTGCGCTTTGATCGGGCCGAGTACGGAGTCCATGGTGGACTCGATCTTCTGCCTGATCACCGACAGCATCCCCTCTGCGGACAGAGACCCGCCGGAGACGAACGCCCCGTCGGCACCGATGGGCAGGTGGAAGTGCATCTTGTGCTGAGGGTCGTCAGCTCCGGCGGCGCCGACGCCGTACTTGACCATGGACGGTGAACCGCCGGACTCGACGTTGACCGACCCGTAGGGGCCGGCGGGGCCGAGGGTTCCGCTGGTATGGCCTCCGTACGGACCGCCGTTCCAGACACCGATGGAGAAACCCGGTCCCAGGCCCGGGGCGAAGCCCTGCGCACCCGGAGTCGGGAAGCTCATCGTCGCCCAGTAGCGGCGCCACTGATCAGTGCCCTGGATGACAGCTGCGATCGACCCCATGAACCCGGAGCAGTCGAACGACGACCCAGGGCCGGTGGGCCCTGCCCACTGGTAGGGCTTGCCGTGCTGAGCCTTGGCGAACTCATGAGCCTTCTGCAGCTGCATCTCCCATAGCGGCCGAACCTCGCCACCGTCGCGAAACGCCGGGAACAGGCCCGGCGCGGCGCCGGCGAGGTCGCCGACCCGGTTGTTGATTCTCCCGGGCAGTTCAACGAGCTGGCCGTTGGCGAATGTGAAGCCGTGGCCGGCATTGATGGCCTTGCGTAGCGCGTAGATCACGCCGTGGCCACCGACCGCCTCGACCTCGGCGGCGGTGAGCACATGCTCACCGTTGGACAGCCTGGCCAGGATGTCATCCGAGGTGCCGGTTCCCGGGCCCTTGACGTGGCCGCCGGTGTTGAACTCGGGGATGGGTGCGATGTTCCCCAGCTGGGGGACTCCACCGACCTTCTCCGCGATACCGTTCCACACCCGCTGGAGTCCGTCGGTGTAGACCGTGCGGATAATGAAGTTGATCGGCTTGGCGAACTTCTGTCTGATCTCGTTGAACTTCGTTCCGACGCCGTCGACAACGGAGGTGACGAAGTCACGGAAACCTTTGAAGGCGTTTTGCATGCCGACGATGGCCACGTTGACGATGAAGTCCTTGACCTGGCCAACCATGTCCCGGAAGTGATTGAACCGCTCGACGATCTTGTCGATGATCGGCTGGACGTACGAGGTGTACAGCTCGGTGATCTTGTCACCGAGTGACTGCAGCCCTCCGCGGATGAGGTCGATCCGCTCAGCGATCCATGCCTGGGTGTATTCGAAAGCGGCCTGCACCAGAAGCAGATACGGTGAGACGCACGTCTCGTACAGTTCGACGATCTTCGCGGTGAACTCGTCGAACTTCCCGCGGATCACGTCGATCTTTTCCCGTATCCATTCCGCGACGATGTGGAACACCGACTGGATCGCTTCGAATGCTGGCTTGGATACGTTCTCCCAGTACCAGCTGATGCCGGCCCACACCGCGTTCCAAGCGATCTGCAGGGGGGTGAGAACCACGGTGGTGATCACGACGAGCAGCGTCTTGAAAACGAGGATGATCCCGTCGACGACAGGCTTGATGTAGCCCTCGTAGCCTGCCTGGATGGCGGAGGTCAGCCACTCCCAGGAAGCGGTGATGGAGTCGACCACCACGGTGAACTTCTCCTGGACTGATTCCCACGATGATTTCAGGAAATCAGTGAAACGGGACCAGATTTCCTTACCGGTCTCGGTCTTGGTGAAGAAGTAGACGAGGGCCGCGACCACAGCCATGACCGCCACCGCGATTGCGCCGATGACCGTGGCTTTGGTGACCTTGTCGAACGCGGCGGTGACTTTTGTCGCAATCGTGGTGGACGCAATGTAGGCCTTCCACCCCTTGTCGGCGATCGCGACGGCCGCGGCATGGACCTTCATACCGACAGCCCAACCCTGCCAGGCCACCCCGGCGGCTACGGCGCCGACAGCGACGGCCTGGAGGACATCCTGATTGTCGGAGATCCACCCGAACGCCGCCCCGATCTTGTCAGAGACCTGCTCGATCGTGTCAATCAGGCGCGGTCCGAGCTCATCGGCCCACCGCTCCATCGTCGGCTGGAGACGAGCAGACCACTCCTCCACGAGAGGACCGATCTTCTCCCCCAGCTTGTCCACGGCACCACCGACGGCGGTAAACACACCAGGCAGCAGCGCGAACACGGGCTCCTGGACCTTCGTCCCGAGACGACCCAGCGCGGACTGCATATTCCCGAGCGAGCCCTCGAACGTCTCACCGGTGGCCTGCGCGGCACCGCCGATGTGATCTTCCATCGCGGTCTGGAAGTCCTCGAAAGAGACCTTCCCCTCAGTGACCAGCTTCTTGACCTCACCGACGCTGACCCCCATATGGCGGGCCACCGCGGCCGAGGCACCGGTGGCTCGATCATCGAGCTGGCCGAGGACCTCATTGGTCAGGATGCCGTCACCGGCGACCTTGGCCATGACCGAGGAGATGTCATCCATCGAGGTCCGGCCCTGGGCAGCGATGTCAGCGGTCAGCTTCAGCGCCCGGTCGAGCTCAGCGCCGACCTCCACGCCGACAGCGGAGAGCTTCGCACCGGAGCCGGCGGCCTCATCAAGACCGAAAGAGGTGCCGGTGACGGAGTCACTGACACCCTGCATGATGCGGTCGATGGCGTCGGCAGCATGCCCGAGGCCCCGCATCGATGCCTCAGCCTGATCGAAAGCGTTGAGTCGCTTGAAGCCGCGGCCGACGGACTCTCCGACAGCATCCATGAAGGTTGTGCCGATCTTGGCGCCGACACCCAGGAGGGCGCCCCGGCCGATCGTGCCGAGACCCTGCTTGATGCGGTCTCCCAGGGACACAGACTTCTCACCGGCATCGGCAGCAGCGTCACCGATCCCGGACAGCTCCCGGGCGAGTTTCTCGGCCTCGTCCTGCTGAGCCTTGAATTCCCCGGTGGTCATCGACGTCTGAGTGTCCAGACGCTTCTGGGCGGTCAGGACCTTCTCGGAGCTCTCGGCGGCGTCTTCCTGCGCGTCACCGTAGTCGCGGGTGGTCTTCTCGACCTTGTCCAGTGACTTCTGATGCGCGTCAACCGCCGCGGAGACGCGGTTCTCGGCCTTGATCTTCGTCTCGGCAGCCGAGAGCGACGCCGACTCGAGCTTGCGCTCAAGGTCTGCGAGTTCCTCCGTGGTGGCAGCACCAGAGGACTTCGCCTCATCGAGCTTGCGCTGAGCTTCTTCCACCCGTGCTTTGCTGTCGGCGACCTGACGGTCTCGCGCCAGCTCGGCGGCCTGGATCGCATCATGCTTGCGGGCGGCATCATTACGCTCAGTCTCGAGCTTTCGCTCAAGATCGCGAACCTTCTGGGTGGCCTCCTCTTCCCGCTCCCGAGCCTTCTTGAGCACATAGGACGCCTTGTCTGCAGCCTGCGACATCGACTGCTCTATGGACGCAGACGCCCGCTGAGCGGCGGCAGCGGCCGGCTTCTCCAGTGCCGAGGAGAGTTTCTCTGCGATCCCCTCCAACGACGGGATGATCGGGAGCGTTGCATACCCGACTGCGACCATTAGACTTCCCCTCCTACCTACGTGATACCGCTCGACGTGCCTTGGCTTTCCGGAGAGCCGCGGCACGTTTCGGCTCCATCGCCCTTTGCTTTTCAGCACGAGCGATCGCCTGACGAACCGGATGTGCCTGCCCGGTCAATGCCTCGGGGATGTCCATCAGCCGCTCATCAGCGAACGAAATGCGCTGAGAACCGGTGATCTTCGCGACAAAAGACGACTCCTGCCGAAGTTGAAACACCAAGTTCAGCAGCCGGCGAGTCGACATCTCACCGCGCCACCAGGAGTAGATGTCAACGCCGTACTGCTCCAGCAGATCCGCCTCGACCAGATCGAGGTGCTCCAGAACTTGCGGGAGCAGCCCTATTTTCCCTCAAGGCCAGCGACGTCGGCCCAGGCCGACGCGATCTCGGAGAACTCCCCGATGGTGGCCTGCAGAGCATCGACCTTGCCCAGCTGCTCAGGACCGAGCAGCGCCTCGAGGAACAGCGACACCGACTCAAGGTCCTTCTTGCCGACGAACTTCATGACGTGACGCGGCAGATCAGTCACCTCACGCACGGTGGTCAGCTCAAGCTCCGCATCACCGATCTCGACGGTGAACGTCACATACTTCTCACTGGCTGTCGCCTCTGCCTCGATGACATCAGCAACACGCTTGGCGGACTCAGACTTCTTTACTGCGGCCATCGGCCGTCCTCCTTGGGGTCAGGAATGTGGGGTTATTTCGGTGTTTCCCAGAGCCAGCGAGCTGATCAGCCCGCCGACAGCGTGCGCACGAACGAGCTCCGGCACGCCGAGACTCGCCAGCTCCCGGTCGAAGCGGGCCGCGACCTCGGCCAGTGCCTCCGGTGGGGCCTCCGACTGTGCCGCCGACTCCTGGGCCAACTGCCTGGCGATCCCTGCGCGCAGATGTGGCGGGCAGGTGCCGTTGATGTCTTGGCCGAGTTGTCGGGCTCGGGCGTCGATCTCCTGTTGGGTGGGGATGTGCATGCTGGGGTCCTTTGGGGTGACTGGGGGCGCGGTTGGTGTGTGCCGACCGCGCGGCGGCGGGCGGGGTTATCCGCCGGCGGGGACGGTGTCGCCGTGGATGTTGAGGGGGGTTTCCGGGGTGTTCAGGCCCTTGATGCGGATCGGCGCGATGGTGGTGACCTCGCCGGTGGTGGAGTCGATGATGACGCGGTCGAAAAGTCCACCCTTGCCGTCAACGAAGTGGCTGACCTCGAAGGCGGTACCCGCGAATTCCTGGGTCTTGGGGATGGACGGGGCGAAGACACGGGCCTTCTTGCGGGTGATGAGGATTTCGGTGTCGCCGCGCTGGTTGGTGGTGCAGTATGCGAGGAAGGCGTAGGCCGGCTTCGGGGCGACGATGACGTGCTCGGTGCTGCCCGGGTTGATCAGGTAGCGGGTGACGTCGTTGTCCTCAAGTGCGGTGAATCCGCCTGTGGACTTGAAGCCGTAGTCGGCGGCGTCGACGACACCCTTGCCCCAGGCGGTGGCTTCGGTGGTGGAGACTTCGCGGTTCTGGGTGAAGCCGGCGGAGCCGTCGAGTAGGCCGGTAAGGTTCCACTCCTCGCCGAAGGTGCCGTTCTGTTCGATCTGGGGGTTGTCGTCGAGGGAGACGTAGACTTCGGCGCCGACCCAGATGTCGACGGCTCCGGTGGTGGACGGGGTGGTGTCTGGCATCAGATTTTCTCCTTGGTGCGTGGTGCCAGCACAGTGAATCCTGCGCTGGCGATGTAGTGGGTGCCGTGGCCGCCGGAGTCCTTGTCGACCAGTGGGTTCTGGCCGGGCCTGATTGCGATGCCGACTCCGGTGGAGGAATGCAGCTGGAGCAGAGCGTCAAGGACGTCGATGATCCGGACTGCGTCAGGACGGGTAGGGGCGTGGACGATGACGCGGACTGCTTGGCCGGTGTGGGCCTGACTTGAGACGGGGGTTCCGTCACCCTCGACTACGATGTGGGGGCCGTCCGTGTCCGCCGCGTAGTTATCAGGGAGGGCGTCGGTGGTGGGGACGTCAACCACGATGTGGTTGAGCAGGGTGATCATGTCCGCGACCCGGTCCCCCGCGGTGCGGATTACAGGGTCAGACACGATAACGTTTCACCTCCAGCCCGGCGCGAGCTGCAGCGCGGGTGAGGGTGCCGTGTTTGATCTGCGACGCAATCGCCTTGGGGTGGAGGAGGGTCACGAATGCTGCGGCGCGGCCGTTGCGGTTGTTGCCGACCGAGACGTTGACGGGAATTCCCCGGATGTTGGATGCCACGGCGTTGCCGGCGTCCCGGAGCGCCGGTTTCGAGGTGGTCGTGAGGATCTTCTCGAGCTCCGGGGAGGGGACGTTAAGCCGGAAGGAGGGCTTGGTGCGGCGCGCCATTCCTATCCCTCCTTTCGGGTCGCGGTGAATCGGGTTCCGTGCCGGCCGCGGCGGCGGGTCATCGGAGTCCAGGTGAAGGGGGTGAATTCGACAGTGAACTCCTGCCCGCGGATCAGCACCTTGTCACCGCGGCGGATATCCACCGGATGGTGGGTGAACACGTCCCAGGCCAGGACCTCGCCGTCCCGGGAGATGGTGACCATGTCCTCGGACCTGGTGGGGGCGATGATGCAGCGCGGCAGATCTGACCAGGTGGAGGTGTCGGGGATGAGGTGGCCGGTGGGTGTTTTCCCGCCGTTGGGCCGGCGGTGCTTCACCGTCTCCATGGAAGTCCCCCTCCCGGCCACATCGGGACGGTCGGGAACCGTCCTCGTGGCCCGTTGGTGTGGACGCCGAGGTAGTGAAGCATGTCGGCGGTCAGCTCCGCCTCCCCCCAGAGGGTGAGGGGAGCGATGCGGGCATCCCAGGTGACGGAGTCCGAGTAGGGCCCCGTGCCGGTCGCGATGGACGTGGTGTTGAGAGCATCGCCGATGAGGATGGCCTGGGCGACCATGGCACGAACGACGCGGGTGGCACGGCGTGCCTGCCGTGGTTCGGTCATCCAGTCCGCGGGGTCAACCCCGTGGTCCTCGAGAGTGTCGGCGACCTCCTGGGCAGCGTCATCGAGCAGGGTCTCTGCTCGTGACGACTCAGCTGGGTCCAGTGGTCGGGGGAGCCGTTTCAGCAGATCCTGCAGGGGGACGGCCAGGGTGGGCACGGCTCCACCTCCTCTATGCTTCTGCGGCGGCGACAGCGGCGATGATCTGTTGCTTCGTCAGGTTCGCGGTGTCGATGCCGTGCTTCTTGGCGTGCTTTCGCCAGTCCGCGATGCCAGCGCCCTTCAGAGGTGCTCCAGACTCCTGGGCGGGAGCCTCGGCGGTCTCATCGCCGTCGTCGGACTCGTCTTCTTCATCCGCGGCGTCCTCCTCCTGATCGGTGGCGGTCTCGGCCTCAGCGGCGGGAGCCTCGGCGGTCTCATCGCCGTCGTCGGACTCGTCTTCTTCATCCGCGGCGTCCTCCTCCTGATCGGTGGCGGTCTCGGCCTCAGCGGCGGGAGCCTCGGCGGTCTCATCGCCGTCGTCGGACTCGTCTTCTTCATCCGCGGCGTCCTCCTCCTGATCGGTGGCGGTCTCGGCCTCAGCGGCGGGAGCCTCGGCGGTCTCATCGCCGTCGTCGGACTCGTCTTCTTCATCCGCGGCGTCCTCCTCCTGATCGGTGGCGGTCTCGGCCTCAGCGGCGGGAGCCTCGGCGTCATCGTCGGAGTCACCGGACTGGACGGAAGCCTCCTGTGCGTCGTCATCGACCCGCACCGCGGCGCCGGCCTTGATCAGCCGGGCACCATTACGCTCGTCGATCTCGAAGACGTCACCCTTGATATGCCGGGTGTAGCCCTTGCCCTTGCGGTAGGTGAACTTCGTGGCGGTCAGTTTGATCTTCATGATGTGGTCCTTCCTCTAGTCCTTGATGCCGGTGATCCAGGCGCCGGCCTGGGTCTGGTCGAGGCCCAGCGCTCGGGAGCGCAGGAGCTGGTAGCGGGTCTCACGGGTGGGACGCAGATCGATCGGGCCCTCCATGTGCAGCTTGCGGGCATCCGAGTAGAAGCCGAGGGCGCCCGGCTTGGTGATCAGGATGCGGTCGGAGAACCAGAACTTCGGGAAGACGACGCGCAGACCGGCGAAGCTGAAGTTCTGGAAGCCCTTGTAGGCGGGGTTCTGGTCGGCGATGTTGCCGACGTACAGTGAGCGCACCTGCTCATCCTGGAGCATGGCTCCCTGGATGGAGCGCGGAGCGACCATAACTTCGGCCTCGTAGTCCCACTCCACGTCCTCATGTCCCGGCACCTCAGCACCGGTGATGGACTCGACTGCGGAGAACACGTCGTGAATGACTGCGGAACCGCTGTCGCCCCACGCGGCGGACGCCGGGATCTCCGGAATGTCGGCGGCCAGGGCCAGGGTGCGGAACTTCTTGGCCGCGTTGTACACCGCAGCATTCTTCAGCTGCTCGATCCCCTTCTTGACCTGGCCGACCTTGTTGAAGTCGCGCATGTCATCGGAGATGGACAACGCTCGACCTTCGGTCTCGGCCAGCTCGGTGACGACCTGTCCGCCGACCATGCGGGTGGTCGGCACCTCCTCGAACTCAGCGAGGGTTTCCAGGCCATCCTCGGTCAGCGGGGCGGCGTCGCGCTCGAAGGTGACGGACCCCTGGTTGGCGCCGCCGTCGCGGAGCAGGAACTTCGCCAGGTCCCATTCCTCGACGAACTTCATGATCGGCTGGGTGATCTGCTTCGGGTCAGCCATCAGCTGGGAGACGGTGTAGACGGGCCCGTCGTTGATGGAGTGAAGAGTGGTGGTCATGAGAGAGTGACTCCTTCTAAGCGAGACGGACGACGGCGAAGCCGCCTGCAGGGGGCTGGGACACGATGCCGACGACGGCGCCGGCGGAATGCTTCTTGACGGCACCACCAGCACCGACACCCACCTGGTCGCCGTGGGCGAGGGTGCCGGTGTACGCGAGCTTGACCTCGGCCGGCCCGTAGGCCACGGAGGTCATACGAGGACGAGCGACCTTGATGTCGCCGACCTCCAGATCAGTGGGGGCAGCGTCGACGAGAGCGACACCGAGGATGACCTCGGCGTCAGCCTCAGCGACGACCACACCGCCGGAAGCACCCGGCGCGACGACCTGGCCGCCGGTGATCTCTTCCTCGGCGGCGTAGCCGGCGGGGCCGGTCTTGCGGATGATGTTCAGTGCGGGCATGTCAGCTCCTCCTAGGAGTGGAAGGCCGCGATGATGGCGGCGGATTCGGTGGACGGGGTGTCGGTGTGGTCCTCGCGGTTGTGGCCCAGTTCGGCGCGCGGGATGGTGTCGACGGGGATGGCGAGGAGTTCCTTCTCGGCGGACTCCGGGGAGTTGGCCAGGGCCTTGATCCACCGGTCGCGGCTCTTGGCGGAAATGCGGTTCTCGCGGATCGCCTTCTCGACCAGGTCCGCGCGGGCGCGGTTCTGGTTGTCAGCGCGGGCCACGATGCCCTCGGCGGCGAGCTGGCGCAGCTCCGCCAGGGTCTCCTTGTCGACCGGGGTGGTCAGGGCGGAAGCCTGAGCGTTGGTGGTGTCGGCGAGCTTTTCGGCGAGAGCGTCGAGAATCTCGCGGGCGGTGGCTCCCTCCTCGAGGCCGGCCAGGGCGAGGATCTCGGTGGTCTCCTCATCGGTCAGCTCGAGGACGTTCTTCGGCGCGGTGTCCGCGGCTGCCGGCGCCTGGGGGGTCTCAGCGTTCGGGGTGAGACCGAGGGCTTCGTCGAGAGCAGCCAGGATCTGAGACTCGGTAGCGGTGGCGTTGGCGGTGCGGAGCTTGGCGGTGATCTTGTCTGCCAGCTTCATGGTGGGGTCCTCCTGTGGGGGCATGAGTCGGGATGGCGGTGGTGGGGCGTCGTCGCGGCCACGGTGACGCAGGGTGGCCATGATGCGGTGATCTTCGAAGTCCTGGATCGTGGCGGGCTCAGACGGGGCGGCCAGACCGGCGTAGCCGATGCTGTCGGCCAGACCGACTGCCACCGCCTCTTCTGCCTTGAACCAGGTCTCTTCCCGCATGGCTTCACGCCACTCCTCCACCGGGGTCCCGGCGCGGGTGGCGTAGATCTCTGCGAGGTTCTGCGATTCACGGTCCATGTCGGCGGCGTATTTCTGCAGCTCCTCGGAGTTGCCGAATCCCCCGCCCCAGGCGTCGTGGATCATCAGCTGCGAGTGCGGCGCCATGATCAGCTCGTCGGAGCCGCCCACGGCGATGGCGGAGGCCATCGACGCGGCGATGCCCTCGACGACGACAGTGACCTTCGCGGTATGGCGCTTGAGGGCGTTCATGATGGCGATCCCGTCCCAGACGTCTCCGCCGAGGGAGTGCATGCGCACCAGGATCGTGTTGGCGGAGATGGTTTCGATCTGCCGGGCGAAGGTGTCAGCGTCCATGCCGGTCCACCAGTCGCCGATGAATCCGTAGATGAGCACCTCGGCGCCGTACTCCGACGCGGAGGCCTGGTTCTTCACGGCCATGCGTGGCCGGGTTGTGGTTGTCACTGGCTCTCCTTAGGTATTTGGGCGCCGACCATCGAGGTGGCACACGGCGGGGATGGGGTCATGACTGGTTGCCGTCATCTTCTAGAGCTTCCATCGCCGCTTCACTTTCAGCATCAGCCACTTCGTGTGGCTTCAAGGTGATGGGGAAGGAGCCATTGTGTGCAATCCCCTCGACACCGAACTCTGCCAACGCCTCAACGGGGTCGAACCCGGAGCGGAAATCCATGCCCGCACCGTTGAATGCCTTGAGCAAGTCATCCGATGACTTTGTCGTGTCATCAACCACAGTTTCGACCTCACTCCCCGCCCCCTTCTCCTCACCCAGGGCCGGCAGGCTGTAGCGGCGGCGCAGCTCATCGCCGACCGGGCCCCGGTCCTGCAGAGCCCCGGACTGCCAGAGCTGGGCGTGCGCCTCGGGACTGAGCTCACGTTTCGAGGCGATCGGATCAGCCACAATGCGCGGGCACAGGCCCTCATGCTCGGGGAACGCGACCCTGACAAGGTCCTCGACGACATGCTGGGTGGCGGTGTCGGCGATCCAGTCCGCGATGGTCTGCTGCGCCTGGACAAAGATGTCGTTCTGGGTATCAGCCAGCGCGTATGCGCCTGCCTGCCCGTCCAAGTTCAGGAAGTGCGCGAGGACCGACTTCGTGATCGACGCCTCATGAGCCTCGATGATCGCGCGGATGTCGACGACCTTGCCGTCAGTGCCGACCAAGGCCAGCTTCGCCTTCGGGGGGAGGGAGGCACCTGCACCACGGCCTGCAGCCAACTCCTGGGCGATCTTAAGCCCGGCCTTCATATCGGCAGCGACGGTGTCCTTGGTCGCCATCTCAGAGGCGGTATACACCGGGGTGCCCATGCCCGTGCGGTGCGCGACGATGTCCTCCAGCTCCAGCAGCCGGTCGCGAAGGACAATCTTCGACCACGCCGGCCGGAAGATCGACGTCCCCGTCCACGTCGTGTCCAACGGCCGGTGCACATAGGCCACCAGACGATCCACCGGGATGGTGACCGGCCCGGTCTCATCACCCGGCGCGGCGGCCTGCGTGATGGATTCCAGGCCGCCGTCGCGTGCCACGGTGATGTCAGTGATCGTCCCCGGGGGGCGCGGTGCGAGCTTGACGAGGTGCTCCTCACCGTGTGCATCGGTGCGGTAGACCTGCTCGAAGAACATCACCCCGTAGGGCAGGGAGAGAAGCAGCTGCTCCAGGTGCTCGGACCAGGACAGCCGCCCGGCGCGGGGGGCGACGGGCTCGTCGGATTTTTCTCCGCGGACGGGCAGGCGGAGGTCCTCGGCGACGCGGGCGACGATGTGGCCGGGCGCCCCGTTGGGGTCGACCTGCCAGGCGGCGCGACGGATGGGCAGTGTGAGGGCCTGGTAGACCTCCGCGCACTTATCGTCCTCCCTCAGGAGGCGGCTCCAGGTGCGGGCGGCCTGCACTCCCTGCAGGTTGAAGTCCAGCTCTGTCGTTCCGTCCCAGAGGCTGACCTGCGCGTGCCCGATCTCGGGCGTGACTGTGTCTGCCATGGTCACCTCCTCAGTGTTGCGGGTGCCTCCACCACAAGCGGTGCGGGGATGTGCATCGGCTCGGGCTCAGGCTCGGGTACGTAGTCGGGAATCTCGAAGGTCTCCAGGCCCCACAGGGCGAGGCTGGCGGCAACGAGGTCATGGATGACACCGGTCTTGCGGGTGAAGGCGCGACCGACCTCGCCGATATGCCGCCAGTCGGCGGCCTCGACGGCCTCCGTCAACTGGGAACTTCCGTCCCAGGTCACGGTGCCCTCCTTCATTCGGGCCACGATGGTGGAGGCCGCGGTGGTCAGGGCCTGCGCCCCCGCCCGGACAGGTTCGATGCCCGCGGCGGTCAGCCGTGGGGTGATCACCGACAGCGCGGTCTTCGGGTCGTAGACGACGGCCACCGGGTCAGCGGACCGCGCGGTTCCGGTGATCAACGCCGTGACCTGGTCGGTGTCCATCTCCTCGATGGGAGCACGGTAGAGGTGCGCCCCGTACGAGGTGCGGAACGCCGACCAGACGGCCACGCCATCGCCACCCGGGGGCGTGTCCGCCGCGATGCAGCTGTCCCCCGTCTTGGCGGGCAGGACCGTGCGGGCAGCAGCAGCCAGGGCGGAGAGGTCGATGACGTGATCGCGCTTCTCGACGTCCCCAGCGCGCGGGTACCAGTCGCCCTGACCGAGGGCCTCCACGAGGAAGACCTCCAGGAGGGCGTCGTCGTTCTTCGCAGAGTTGGAGTCGTTCTGCACCTCATCCAGCTGCACGCCCGCGCCCCAGCGCGTCAACGAGGGGTTGGTCTTGATCCAGGTGTCCAGGGCGTGGGGATCGTCCCCCTTGCCCGGCGACCACTCCTTGAACAGAGTCTTGGGGGCGCCATCGATCCCGGCCCACCGCTTGGCGGAGAAGATCTTGCCGTGGCGGTGCCGGCGGCGGTTCACCGGAGAGCTGATGAAGATTTTCTGTGCTCGCGGTCGGGCTCGGGTGGTGTAGTTCATCGCCGCGTAGATCTCCTGGGGGAGGTTGAAGCACTCGTCGAAGATCAACCGGTCCACCGGCAAGCCACGGCCAGTCTTTTCCGTCCTCGTCCGGAAGTAGATCACCGCTCCGTTCGGGAACTTGATGGACTCCTTCCCGTTGCCGGTGGTGATCTCCGGGACACCGTCGTAGTCGTCTTCCCACCAGGTCATGAGGTCGTCGTTCTCGGAGATGACGTCCCACAGGCGTTTCTGCGCGTCCTGGGCGGTGTCCATGAGGTGGGCGGTGTGGAGGATGGTCTTCTCTTTGAAGAGGTAGACCCCGGACAGCTCGCTGGCGATGAGCAGCTCCCCCTTGCCGTTCTGGCGTGCCAGCGGCACAACCACTTCGGAGACGGCCGGGACAACCTCGTCGACGGTGGTACCGCCTGGATGCTCGACCTCACGGACAGTGTCACGGCACATGTCAATGAGCAGCTCGTCCTGCCACGGGAAGAGGTTCACTCCGTAGGTGTGGACGAAATCGACGGCGAGCTTTCCGCGTGCGGGGTCGCCCTCCGGGATGGAGCTGAGGCGCGGCTGCTGCTGGCCGATCAGGTGCTGGCCTGCCACCGCCACTCACCTCCCGTCTACATCCCGAGGACGTGCTTGAAGCGGTCCTTCTGCGTCTTGGTGGTCCGCTGACCCTTGATCTTGTCGCCGCCGAAGAGATCCGGGCGGCGCTCGATCCAGCCCCGGATCTCCTGTGAGGCCTTCCGTTGCACGTCGAAGCCCGGGTGAGCCTCACCGTTCACGAGGACGCCGTCCCGCTCGATGAGCGTGCGTACCTCCTCAATCTGCGCCACGAGGCCGGAGACAATTCCGACCCAGACGTGGTCGATCTCGGAGATCTCCCGACCGCCGATGATCCGCTTGCGCGCGACTCGGTCGCGCTCCCTGCGCACGTCAGCGTCAGGCTCGAAATCGTGAGCCATATCACACCCTAATTCTTGGTCAAATAGTCTTCTGACCAGCACATTCCACAGAGTGGGACGAGGCTGGACAGCTGAATCTTTCCCGGAGAGAGAGAAGGCCTGACTGATGCGCCGAGGGGACGAGTCAGGCCGCCCGCCCGCCGAGATTTTCGGGGGCGGGGTCAGATCGACGCCCACCGGAACGTCTCACCCGGTGGGACAGGTTCGGGCTCCGGCTGGAGCGCCGGCCGGGAGTCATCGCGGCTACCATCGCCGCGGCTCTTGTTGCACCGCTCATGGAGGAGCCGCGAGGCCTGCTCGCCCTTGCCGTTGCCGTGATCGGCGTGCAGCGAGCCGGATCCCGGGTCCGTGGAGTCTGGATCGTAGTCCCAGTTCCTCGTGCGGTCCCGGTACAGCGGCTGGCCACACCACCAGCACGGGGTTCCGTCCACGTGGTGGAACATCAGCTGCTCACGGGCCTGCTGATGGTCGTGGCCATAGCCTCGTTCGGTGGTGGTGCTTGGAGCGCTTGACTGCGTCCGGCGGTCCTGGGTGTACCAGGCGGCAGCGACGCGCAGCAGGTGCGGTGGGCGCTGCGCCTTGACCCGCTTCATCACCACATCCTTGCCCGGGTCGATGACGTGGATCTCGGCGCCGAGGCTGCGGTACCGCTCAAGGGTGGACGCGGCCGGCGAGGAATGGATCAGCCACACCCGATGATCACCGGCTTGCTTCAGGGCGGTGTCGATGGCGGCCTGGCGTGCCGCCTTCGTCACCGCCCTGACGTGCGGCTGGTGGGTGTGGTTGGCGGGCTCAAGTCCGGCGAAGGTGTTGGCGATCTCGTCCCAGTCGATCGTGATGTCACCGAGTCTGCGGTTCTCGCGGACGAAGGTGGACTTGCCTGATGCCGGCGGGCCGATCACCACATGGAGCTGGGCTGGAGTGGTGGTCGGTACCTCGGGATCATCATCCTCGCCGCCGGGGTCCGGGGCCTGGAAGTCACGGATGATCTCCGCATCGTGTGGCCACTGGTCCCGCCGGTCGTACCACGCGTCAACCAGCCGATGCTTGTATCCGGGCCGGTGGGCGCGGCACCGCTGCATGGCGATGTCGAACCCGGGGTCGATGATCACGAAGCGAGCGCCGAGGGTCCGCCATCGCAGTTCTTCCTCCTGGTTGAGGTTGCTCACCAGGACGTAGACGTCAAGGTCGCTGGCGTGCCGGACGGCCTCGGCTATGCCGGCTTCCCGCGCGGCCCGACTGATCCTGGTGTGAGCCTTGTCGTGGTGGTGCCTGGATTCCGTCTTGCCGGTGAGCAGGTTGGTCAGAGCATCCCCGTCGAAACGGATGTCCCCCGGCTGAGCCACGGCTCGCACCCAGGTGGACTTCCCGCACCCGGGCGAACCAGTGACCACGATGAGCGCCACTACCCTCACCTCCCCCGGGTACGCGAAAGGCCCCGAACGTTCCTCACGTTCAGGGCCCATCTCTTTCGTGCGTCAGCTTATCAAGACACACGGCCAAACGGCGGATACTGCTGGTCACCAGAAGTTTTCCGGGCTCTGACCAACACGTCCTCCAGCAGCACCAGCATGCTCCCATCCGGAGCCAACTCGCACGGGATGTCACCGTCCTGGCACCACCGGCGCACCGACCGCTCCGACACCCGGGCACCCAGAAGCCTGCCCCAGGACACGATCTCCCTGACCGTGCCCACCGTCAACGGCTCCGGAGCGTCCCGAGCGGCCGGCGGATCCACCACATCAGAGATCAGACGCACATGCGCGATGACCTCCTCCGCCGCAAGATCAGCCCACGGCATCACCTCCAACACGGACAAGTGCTCACGAAGCCACGCCGCCTGAACAGCAAGCGACCGATCCTCCGGCGCCTGCCCCACCTGATCCCGAGCATCATCGACCAGACAACCGGCCCACCCACACACCACCTGCTGGGCATCCGTCTTGAGATCCACCATCGGCACCGACACCGGCGGCCGGGACGATGGAGCATTCGGAGCGACCCCCGCGTTCTCCCCGGTCGCCACCTGACGAGGAAACACCAGATCATCCAGAAGAGGACCCAATGTCTCCAACCTCACCAACGATCTACCGAGCTCATCAAGAAGCAGATCATCCATCACCTTCATCGTCTCCTTCCCGAACGACGACCACGTTTCCTTTTCCGTCCCTGACCGAGAACAGACCACTCTCCTGTCCTTCCCTTACCGTCCCGACCCGACCCGACGAGACCAGGTCCGTCACCCTCACGATCTAGGTCCGAGCTAGGTTTTGCCATTTCGTTACATTCATCGTGATCTGGTGCTGCTGCCTGGCCTTCTGAGGCCTCGACTTCCGGCGCCTGCTGGCCTCGCGCTCCCTGATCCGCCGGCGCTGCCGTTAGAGCTGCTGCCTGGTCGGTGGGTGCTGCGGTGGTCGCGGCTGCCTGGTCATCGACGCCATCATGGCCCGACGCTGCGGGGCGTGCCTTGATGATCTCGTTGATCGGCGCCGTCACCCAGTCGGGTGCGTCAGCCAGATCGTCTCGTGGCCCCACTGGTGGCGGGGTCGAAGGGGCCGGCGCTGCCTGGGCCGGGGCGGTCGGTGCGGCCGGCGCTGCCGTGGAGGCTGCTGCCTGGCCGTCGACATCTGCCCCGGCGGCTGCTGCCTGGCCGAGATCAAGTCGGGTTTGCCTGTCAGAGACGGTGATGTTGTTCTCCTGGGCCCAGGGGTGGGAATTGATCCAGGAGATGCTGGATGGTGTGTAGTAGACCTCCTCGCGGGTGGGTTCAGGCCTGAGCTGGAGCTCGTGGCCGTCCTTGCGTTTGCTGTTGCAGCCCTTGCAGGAAACGACCAGGGTGTCGGTGGTCGAGTCCTTGTGGCTGGAGAGTGAGTCGTATTCGCCGCCGCGGGTGCCGCGGCGGTCGTTCCAGTTGACGGTGCGTCCACACCAGCGGCAGACGTCGCCGTCCCGGACACGGACGCTGATGATCAGCTCGTGGTTGCGTTTGTCGGCGGACCGACGACGGTCGATCTCCACTTCCTCCTTGCTGCGCATGTGGAGGAAATCTTCGTCCTCGACGATGCGGAACAGTCGACGGCCCTCGACGTCGATCTCCTCGAGGAGGGCGGCGGACATGAGGGCGTCGGTGATGCGTTTCGGCTGGGTCGGGGCGAACGTGGCGATCAGGCCGGGCTCGATGACGTAGTCGGTGAGGTGGGCAGCAGCGACGGATGCCGAGATCACCAGAGCCCCGAAGGCAGCGTTCTTGAGGTCATGGTCGTAGCCACAGGCCTCGAGCAGGCGGAACATCTTCGGGTGGGTGGAGAGGTTGTCTCCGGCGCGGAGCCACGGCACGTCGGCGGCCTTTCAGGTGGTGGGTCATCAGGTGGGCGATCAGTCGAGGTCAGCCATAGTGGCCCTCCTCATCATCGAGCAGAGCGTGCAGGCGGATCTTGTAGTCCTGAGCGTCGACGAGAGCTGCGTCCCGGGCGCGGGCAAGCTCGGCGATCTCGTCGGCCTGGGCGACGATGGTGCGAGCGGCCTTCAACGTCATCAGGTCATCGTGTCCACGGGCCTCCATGCGCGCGATGTAGTCCCGTGCTTCGTCCACAGTCATGAGGTCATTCGGCTGCTGGGGCACGGCCGGCCTCCTTTCGTACGGTGATGAGGGCCTCGATGAAGAGGTCGAGCTGGTCAACCGGGATGCCGACGAGAAGGTCCTCACCGGTGCCAGTGCGGATGGTGTCGGTAGTGGCAGTGTCACCGCACATGGTGAGGATCTGCGGGGCATAGGGGCTGGTGGGGGTGGCGACCCACCACTGATCCGTGCCGGCGTAGATGTTCATGCCGGTCCGGGTGATCTTCAACTGGGTCATGCTTTTCTCCAATCTCGCCACCAGGTCGGGGCGAACAGGCCGAGGATGGTTCCAGAGCCGAGGTTTGAGGGGACGTCCAGGCGGACGTCGATGGACATGTTGACGCCGGTCTCCGTGCGGACCGCTTCGACGGTGCCGGTGCGGCCGTGACGGTCGACCAGGCGGTCACCCACGGCCGGCAGCGGTGGCTTGACCACCGAGTCGCCCGGCGCGACGTCGGGGCCGGGGTTGGGCCCGTTCATGGTGGCGACGTGGTGGCCGGCTGCGGTGATGTCGGCGTAGTGTTCGCGGCCGTCGTTGGAGGGGAGGTTGCCGATGGGTGTGGTGAGGTCGAGAGCGAGTTGGTTCATGCTGCTGCTTTCTTCTGGCGTGCGGCGCGGGAGAAACGCGGGTAGCAGACCTCGCACATGCCTTCGCCGACGTGGGGGCGTTGTGCTCCGCGGAGAGGCCGGTCTCGATCCTTTTGGGGTTGGAGGGGGCGACGGCAACCGCGGCACTCGGTCTGGACCAGGTCGCTGTCCTGCTTGGCCCAGTGAGCGACGAAGTCGGTGTGACGGCCGGCGACGACGCCCTCGATGTGGATGCCCTGTGCCTCGTGGTCGGAGAGCATGGCCTCACAGGCGTTGAGAAGTGGGCAGTGGACGCAGGCGAGGCGGGCTGCCTTGTGGCGGGCCAGGACGTCGGGGATCTTCTCTCCGGTGTAGCGGCTGTCCCAGAGGGACGGGCGGTCCGGGCGGGCCCGGTTGGCGGTGAGCTGGCAGATGCCCAGAACATCACTGGCCTTCATTCTCTGGCCTCAGCTTCTCTTCGATCTCTGCGAGTTCCTCACGGAGCCTGGCAGCCTGTTCTTCCAACGCCCGGCGCGCGACATCAACGTGGTAGTCCTTGTCGAGTCCGCAGAGTTCGTAGAGGTCCATTTCGTAGATGGCGGATAGGGCGATGGCTTCATGGATTCGGAGCGGCTGGGCTTCAGTTTCCGCTCGTCTTAGGGAGGTCTCGAACATGGGAATGCCGAGTTTCTTGAGACCTTCCAGGACATCACGACGTGACATTTTTTTGCTGTTGCGGACGCTAAGGATTCTCTGTCCGATTTCTTTGGCGGTTGGTATCACGTTGGTCATGCGATTCCCTTCGGTGGGACAGCGCGGAGAACGCGCACGGTCGGTGCGGAGGTGGGGGCCGGCTGGCCGACGTCGGCGGGGTCATCCGGGCCCTCGGGGTTGTCGTCGAAGTCCATCAGGATGGTCTCCGCACCTCCGTCATCGGGGTTGTCCGGTTGGAGGGGCAGGTGGGCGAGGTAGCCGGCGACACGGTCACCGAGGACCATCGCGCGCGACATACCCGCATCCGAGGAGTGCAGCGGGCGGACCTGCAGGTCGACACCGGTCGCGGTGGCCACAGCCGCGACCTTCTTCCACTGCGCCGGCGACAGGTGAGCGCACTCCCCCGGAAGGGAATCCGCAGCGCGGGCCAACATCGCCTCGACGTCACCGAGCCACGCACCATCGTCGAACACCAGCCGGCGGACTCTGGTCAGGCGCAGGCCGAGGTCGAAACCGGTCTCGTCCGTGATGGAGACCCGGTCACCGGCGATGATGAGGCCGAGAAGCGGGTCCTCCTCATCCTCACCGGCCTTGACCTTCATGCCCTGGATCTGGTGCGCGGAGGCCTTCGAGATCTCGATGACCTCGTCACGGTCGTGAACGATATCGACCATCGTGGTGCCCACGGTGATCCCGACGATCATGTTGTTCTTCGGGTCCCGGGCGCACACCAGCAGGTTCCCACCGGAGGCCTGCACCCTCAGCTGCACCATGTCGTAATCGCTGTTCGGGGCGACTGCGTGCGCGGCTTTCAGCGCGGCCTGGAACTCCTGGCCGAAGACAATCACCTTGGACGTCTCGGTCGTGCTCATGCTCCTACTTCTCCTTCCTCTTCCTCAATGTCCTCGATCAGCGGCAGCTGGCCAGGTATCTGCGGGATCTTGGTGTGGTCACCACGGGCGACCCACTTGAAGATGCTCACCCGCCTGCCAGCGTCAAGCCCCTCCCACCACTCCCAGGCCAAGTACTCCTCATCCATCGCTCCCCCTCGGTCGCAAGCCGAGGGACTCACGCAGATGCGGCGGGCAGACCCCCTCCCCCGGTGACCGGATGGACTGGCGGGCGGGGCAGGTGGCCATGTGGTTCGTGAACATCAACCGACCGTCTTCCTGCGCGCGCTCCCACTCCACGCCCCGCAGCGGGCGGGTCCGCCGACCCTTCTCAATGACCCACCGCCCGGACGGATCCGGGGACTCATCCAGGGGGACGGGATTGCCCTCACGATTGCGGGCCCACTGGATCGGGGCGTGACACTCCCGGCACCAGGCACGGCCGGCGCGCTTCCCGATCTTCTTGCTCGTCACCATGTGATCACCGCCTGGTAGAACCAGAAACCGGGGATGAAGACGATGGCGGCGAGGAGACCAACCACGACCAGCAGGACGAGGGCTTCCTGTGCCTGGTCGAGGAGATCACGGCCCTCGAAGGGTGAGCACAGCTCATTGAGGTCGTCGTCAGGCCACATGTGCATCGACGGTCACCTCCCAGCGGGGCTGGGCGAGCGGGATCCGGTCGGCCCAGTCGAGGACGGCGGCCAGGACCGGGGCCTGCTCCTTGTCGAGATCCGTGGCCCACTTGCGGGCGACGTCGGTGGCCACGAACTGCCGGCTGCGAATGGCCCGGCGGGTGGCCAGGCGCATCGCCGGGGTGTGCGGCCACCTAGGGATGGCGGCGGTGAGGTCACCCATCTCGATCATGCGGACACCGTCGATGACGTCCACGCCGATCAAGCGGTCCTTGGCTACGGGGCACGGGATCCTCATCAGGCACCACCGCGAGGTGAGGTGCTCACCTTGAAGACATCGGCGACAGCGAGTTCCTGGTCGACCCGCGCCTCGAAGTCGGCGATCACCCGGTTGTTGAAGCCGATGAACGCCCACTCGATCATCGCCGCGACCGTATCCATCCGGTCCTCCAGGCCGATACCTTCCACGCCGTCATCGAGGAAGGCACGGTGGACCTTCCCCACACAGTCCTCGACAGCGTCGCGGATCTTCTCAGGTGCGGTACCAGTGACGGACACGCCGTCGATGTTGCGGGTGACCCTAAGCACTGCGACCCTCCAGGACGTCGAGGGCGGCCGGGGTGAGGGTGTATCCGTGGAAGTGTTCGCGCAGCTGCGTGACCTGTTCCTCCAGTTCGGTGACGTCCGATTCGAGGAGATCATGGGCTCTCTCCAGCGCCTCGAGACGCAGCGACTTCGCGGCGCTGGTTCCAGCGAGGACAGCGACAGCAGCGAGGACAAGCAGAATCAGAATGATGTTCATCGTTTCGTTCCTTCCAGAATGGGGAAATCAGTGGTGGTGGCAGCGAGGCTCTTCTCCAGCACGCGGTTACGGTCGACGAGAGCAACGTTCGCGGAGATCAGATGATCCGCGTGTTCCTTCGCGTCGTCCCGGGCCTTGCGGGTCGCCTCATGCTTCTCCTGCTCTGCGATGAGAGCGTTCTGCAGACGGAGAAGCTCCTTGCGCTGGCGCTCCGCGATGGTGCGGGTGCGCTCCAACTCCGCGGCCATCTGGCGGATCGTGTCGGTTTCCTGCACCGACAATGAGGAGTTGACCTTGCGTGCCTCCACGAGCTCGGCGGTCAGCTCCTCGATCAGGCGAGTGTCCTCCGGCCGGGCACCAGCCGGGATGGCTTCCAGCGCCGGCCGGTTGCTCCCTTCCTTCAGCTCCGCGATCCGCTCCTCCGCCCGCTGCAGCTGACGATTCGTAGAGAGCACTGCCTCAAGCGCGTCCTGGCGCTCCCGGTCAACCGCACGAATCTGCGCCGCTGCCCCCCGCAAGGTGGTCGTGACCGTCTCGAGCAGCGCGGCCGACGCGGCCGCCACCGACTGCCCGGATGTGGGGGCCGCAGGGAGGTCAGGGATCGGTCCGAGAGCCGACCAGTCGATGGTCCTGGTCTCGGTCACAGCGCACCTCCGATGAGCAGGGCCAGCACGAGCACGGCTAGGGCGGCGTACCAGCTCCACGGCGCGGACGGCGTCGACACGGTCTTGGTCTCATGACGGTGGATCATCAGGCTTCCGATCCTTCGACGGTGACGTTGTTGGCGAAGATCTCGATCTTGACGAGCGACTGTTCCTTGTTGTGCAGGGAGAACTGCGAGACGCGGGTGCCTGCCGGCAGCTGCAGGTCGACGCCGTCGACGACGACACGGGCACTGTTGGACCTCCGGTCCCGGTAGATCTCGACGTTGTCCGAGATCTCACGCCGGAGTCGGGCGGCGTCGATCGCTTCCTGTGCGAGCGTGGCTGCGGCAGAGCGGGACGGCATACGGTCGGGCTTCATGAATTGAGCTCCTGCTGGAAGAGGGTTGTCTGGTCAGAGCCGCCGAGACTGCGGTGCAGCTGGTGGAGGCCCTTCGGGGTGATGCGGATGGTGGGGTTCGGTTGTTCCCACTCCTCGGTCCGCTCGTTGAAGAACGGGGCGGAGAGTTTGTGCGTCAGGCGGCCGGTATCGATGGCCTTCTGCTGCGAGGCTTCCCAGTGGGGGCGATGGCCCTTCGTTCGAAAGATCCAGCCGATGGTGGCCATGTGCTTGAACAGGCGATCCCTGCCGAGGGAGATCTCCGGGTCCCGCGATAAGACCTTGGCCGCGGCACTGACGGAGAAGTCTCCACCCGGCGCGGCGAGGTGCTCCCAGGATTTGGCGGGTGCCTCGAGGACGCGGGCGCGGTTCTCGGCGGCTGCTGCGCGCTCGCGGGATGCCTTGAGGTCGGTGGCGAGCTTGATGAGGGTGTCGGGGTCGGTGAGGATCTGCTCGACGGTGGTCGGTGTCATGTAGGCACCGTGTCGGCGGATGGAGGGTAGGACCTCGCGAGTGACCCAACGCTTGAACTCCTTCGCCTCTACTTTCCGGGAGCGCAAGATCGCGGCGTAGAGACCTGACTCGGTAATGACGGTCATGATCTGCGCGCCACCAAGGGTGGGCAGATTGTGCCCACCCTTTTCGTCCTCATCAAGGTTGCGGGTCATGTCTTTCGCGGAGGCGTAACCGAGGATTCTGGCTACATCAGTGGCCACCCAGCGAGGTTCACCATCCTTGGCCAGGAACGCGCGGACGTCGTGTCCGCGGAAGTCGAACATCTGAATCTCTGCCATGAGGCCTCCTTCTTGGTGTCGTGCGTCGGTAAGGCGCAGCAGTGTGCTGCACCTCGGTGCCCGCGGGGAGGCTCGAACTCCCCTGCCTGCCGGTCGGGCGGTTGGTGGCCTACTCGGTCGGGGTGGAGGAGCCCAGGAGGAAGTCGGCGCCGACGCTCCAGATGGCCTTGATGAAGGCGAAGACGCCGTCAACCAGGCCCTCGGTGTTGGAGGAGAGGGCGGTGAAGAACTCGTGGAAGGAATCCATGGGTGTTGAACCTTTCGGTGTGGGGTGATTGCGCACAGGTGTGCGCGGTGCCCGGGCGGGGAGTCGAACCCCGGCCTGCAACCATTCGGGCCATGTGCCGCCAGCCGGCGGCGTGGAAAGTGACGTCAGGCGCCGAGGCGGTAGGAGTTGTCCTCGACCAGGGCCTGGACTTCCGCCGCGTCGTAGCGGATGGACCGGGGGCCCAGGCGGATGCGGGTCAGCCGGCCATCGGTGGACCACCGGCGGACGGTCCGCGGGTGGACCTTCAAGAGGTCGGCAACCTGCCGGCCGGTCATCAGTTCCGGCACAGGTTTGGTTGTCACAGTTCGTCCTTTCGGAACTCGGTGAACTCCTCGACCAGGGCGACGACCGCGCGGCCGGCCTCGGAGTCCAGGGGGATCTCGTCGACGTCGGGCAGGCTGTAAACCTCGTACTCGGTCTCGCCGTCCATAAGGCTGCGGACTACCTGCCACTTCTGATCGTCGTGGTTGACGATGTAGTTGCGGTCCACGCGATGGCGGCCGTCGCAGTCGCGGTAGAAGTCCATGTCCTTGAGCAGCACCCGGTGGGTGATGTGCTCCTTGATGGCTGCGACGATCCTCTTGTGGCGGGGGTTCGTGGTGGACAGGTCCCGCTGGGTGGCGGTGCGGAAGACGTCCCAGCTCTCGGTGGTGCGGTGCTCGCGGGCCCAAACAGTGAAGATGTCCCCGTCGTCCTCGACAGTCCACTCGCGGGTGAGCCACCCGAGGAGATCGTTTCGGGACGCGTTAAGGCTGGTAATCTGGGTGCTGGCCTCCTGCTGCATCAGGGGGCCTCCTTTCATTTCAGGGGTGGGATGGGGAACGTTCTGTTGATCAAGCGGCGGGCTGGTCCTCGACGAAGGCCCCTTTCTGACCTGTGACTTCGTCGAGGATGTCCATGGCACGGAGGTGGGCTTCGCGGCGCTTGGCGATGACTGCCGCTTGAAGCACTCCGACTCCGTGGCCGTAGCGCATTGCCTCAAGTTCTCTTTCGCTGACGCCGAGGAACTTCGCGACGTCGCTGTCGCTTTTGGCGTCAATCATCTGAGCGATCTCGTCGAGCGCGCCCGGTCGAACCTTGTGCATCTGACCCCTCCTAGTACATTTTGTATCCGGCAGATACATTATGCACACCAGCAGTTCAGAATGTCAACGGGAACGAGATGATTAGATATTTCCCCAGGTGTTGACGCATACATTTTGCAGCTGCATAATGTAGTCATGGACTTCGAAACCTGGCTGCATAGCCTCCCGGGATCCCCCACGCCGTCGATCGCCGCTAAACGATCCAAGCTTCAAGGCCCCACCCTGATCCGCCATGCACAGCGTGGCCGCTCCACCGCCGACAACATCATCCAGATCGCCCGCGCCTATGAGGTCTCCCCCATCGATGCCCTCGTCGACACTGGCTTCCTTGACGCCGACGAAGTCGCCTCCGAAAAGGTCAGTCTCAAGCGAGCCTTCGCCCAGGCATCGATGGCCGATGCGCTGCAGCTGCTCGTCGACAAACTCAACGATTCAAACCTCTTTGAGGGAACCTTCACCGTCGATGACATCGAGGCCGAGGCATCCGCTGCCGTTCGATCGCTGCCCACTCCCAATGTTGATCCGGCCCCCTACGACGACGACGCGCTTATCGACGCCATCAACAGCGGCCAGGCACAGGTGGCCGCTCAAGAGTCCACGGAGCCCCTGGACGAGGAATACACCTAAGGAGAAGTAGACATGGACAGCCTCCTGGAGGCACGCCTTGCCTCTTTGGGCGTGCACCTGGTCGAGTCCGGCCGTCTGAACGACAGCCTCAACGCCGCCTACCACCACGACACCCGCACCATCGTCGTGCGCTGGGGGCTTGACCCGGTCACCCGGCGCTGTGCCATCGCGCACGAGCTGGGCCATGCCCACTGGGGCCACGACTGCTCGACCCCCCGCTATGAGCGTGACGCCGACGAGTACGCCGCCGAGCTTCTCCTGACCCTCGACATCGTCGAGCAGGCCTCCCTCGACCTCGACCATGCAGCCCCGGCCGTGGCCGCCGAACTCGGCGTCACCCCTTACCTTCTCGAGGTATGGATGAAGCTCTACGAAACCGGCCGCATCAAACCGAACTACGACTGCATTCTCGAATAGGCCTTCAGGATGGCGTGGGAGTGGGCAGCATGATCCCCCCATCAGGGCAATCGATCACCGTGACACAGCAAGTGAAGTAAGCTCACATCCCGGCGCGCTAGCAGTCGAGCTGGGTGTCACCGTCGAATATGTAAATCTCTGGCGGGATCTTCATGAAAGGACTTCAGTTCAATGACCACTGGACTACCGACCTATGATGTGTCCTCGCTATCGAAAGGTTTGCGCACCGAGGTGAAGGGAACGTACTACTACCCTGATGCGCTTCAGGCGATGATGAAAGCTCACAGTGGTCGGCAGAATTCTGATTTTACGGCTGAAGTCACCATCGTCCCTGAGCCAGACAACCCCCATAGCGCCTCTGGAAATACATTGTCAGTTCGGTGGCGTGACCGTGTCATTGGGCATATTCCCTCCGAGCTGTCTGGGAACTTTCAGCAGCTGCGGCGTATCGCTGCCTCTGGCTTCGATCCTTCAACGTTGGCTTCCGTGTGGGTGTCGAAGGACTACGAGAATCAGTGGCGTTTCGATGCCTCGGTCCAGCTGGGGGCGCCGGATCTGCTTGTTCCGCTTAACGACCCACCAGTTGATGGCTTCGCGGTGCTGCCTTCAGGTAATGCGATCCAGGTGACCAAGGAATCTGATCACATTGATGTCCTGGCGGACTATGTTCCACCATCAGGCGAAGGGCACCTTCTGGTGACTCTTCATGTGGTTGAAGCGGGAATCCGCGCCAAGTGGGAAGGCATCGAAGTCCGTTTGGGTGGAGAGAGGATCGGCGAGCTCACGAAGGCAAGCTCCGAGAAGTACGTTCCGGCGGTCCGTCACTTCGACGATCTCGGTCTTCTCACCGTGGCTCACGCGACCATCAAGGGATCATCCTTGGCTGCCGAAGTAACTCTTCATGCTGCCCGATCCAGTGAGCTATCAGAATCTCAGCTCTCCCCAATCGAATACGCCCCGATCCCCCGGCTGGTCGATTTCGAGGAGAACCCGAGAAACTACCCGGTCGCTGATCGCTGGCCAGGAGAATCCACACAACGGCAGAACCGTCCGCCGTCCCAGTCCTTTTCGATGCCCTTGCATACGCTGGCGAGACCAGCTCCTCTCGATTGGGGAGAGCTGCTTGCACCGGATGGGGCTCGCCGTGCGAACCTCTTTCAACGCGGTGTCGTGCGGGCACGTGTCCGCACCGCGTCAGCAGACAACTCAGCTCCCCGCATCGACTACGCGACCGTAGGCCAGTGCGAGCGCATCATGCAGGCCCATGGCGGAGACCCGGCGCGCGTTCGAGAGTTCAGCGGTCCCCTGCTGATGGGCCTGTGGTGGGTCCTGCTGGTGCTGCTGGCGATCGTCGCTCTTATCGGTCTGGTGACTGCCCCCGTGGGGCTCATCTTCACCGCTCTGGCCGTTGGGCCTTTCGTGTACCACTACATCACCCGGGCCCGTCTGCAGCCTCCGTTCGACAAGCAGCAAAAGTAGAACGCATACTCAGGAAAGAGTTCATGATAAAACTTCGCATACCGTTCGCTGCAGGCATCACAGCTTTGTCGATGGTTCTGGGAGCGTGTGGAAACGCCGATTCTGATGATTCACCCGCTGCCACATCCGCCACCGAGTCAACCTCCGAAACCCCTACGCTCAGGGACCCCGGAGAGGACATAGGTATGAGCACTGTGGGCAAGGAGGCCGGCTTCGATTGCGTGGCCTTCGAAGACTGCTCCGTACTGTTCACCGTCGAAGCAATCGAGCCCCTCGACTCCTGCCCCGGGATCGCGTTCGACGAACAGCCTGCCGACACCATCCTGGTGCACATCCCCGTACTCATCAAGACCAAGCCCTCCGACTTCGAGTACGACCCCGGCTACTTCACTATCAGGTCCGAATGGTCAGCCCTGACCGAGGATGGGCTCAACCACCCCCTCGGGTCCTCCACCTGGTGCTCGAACCCAGCCGACGAAACCCCCTGGATCTCACAGATCCATGTCGGCGATACCGTCCGCCACGTCCACTACGCTGACGTCCCCATCGGTACGACGGAGATCAGGCTCACCGAGGACCAGACCAGCGGCCGATGGACGTTCCCTGCCCCTGACCTGCAGACCACCAGCCACGTCTCGGAGGTTCCAGCCGCTCCTGCAGCACCCGAGGTCGCCCCCGCTGCTGCACCCACACCCGCGGCACCACCGACACCAGCGCCTGCACCCGCCGTACCTGCCGTCCCTGCGCCGTCCCCAGCCCCCGCACCAGTGATCGGATTCACCGGCGCCCCCGGCCACGATCAGCCCCGCGTCCTGGACAAGACCATCGCCTCCTGCGGTGACCCCATGATGCACGAGACCGGCACGACGTTCTTCACGGACGGCACCAGCGGTTGGACCCAGGACTGCGCCAACCAGATGGGGTACTGACCCCCATCCGCGCCACCCGGCGCGCCGACGGCACCACGTGAGGCCCCTGAACCAGCACGGTTCAGGGGCCTTGCCTATCCACCATCCCGACACCCCCAATGCCCGTTTACGTCCCCCCAAGTCCGCTAATGGGTAATGTAATTTCACGCCCAGTCCGCCCTTGGAGGTACTACATTGTCAGCCGCACCCCTTCCATCTTGGAACGCCAGCGGACTTTTGGACCCCGGCGCGCACGCCACCGATCTGGACGGCGTCTATGACCGATTTGTCACCGATGCCCCAGAACGTCAGGTGCGGGAGCTACTTTTCCAGTGCTTGACCAGCTACATCGAAATTGTCCGACCAGCAGTTGGCCCGTCTAGGCTGTGGATAAACGGCGGGTTCGCGATGCAGAAGCTTGAAGCGCCACGTGATGTAGATGTCGTCATCTTTCCTGAGGATGTTGATAGCTTCAACAATCGCACCCAGGAGGAACTAGACGAGCTTGTCGAGTTCCTCACGCTGCAGAGTGTTCTAATCTCATCTCCGTGGATGACCTCCATTCCCAGGCTCCAGCCGATGGCCGGCGCGCTGGACGCTTTTATTTCAACTCCAGACTTGGCGCCCTCCTGGTTCGAAACTTGGAGTAGCGTGAAGCGCAACGGCGTCTACTGCCCAGGAGAAGTTAAAGGATTTGCGGAGGTGAAGGTATGACAAACCCACTGAGACGTGCTCTCGAGGAGCATGCTTTCGACGATTCGCCGCTGTCCCGCCTGGCTCGAGGATCCTTGCTTGCAGGCGAGCAAAAATTCTACACTCCCCGTTCATCGCTCCTTGAGGTCGAGATAGATGGCCCGCGAGTGGATGCCTACGTCAACGCTCAGGTTTCCATGGCTGTCATGGACAGCGTCGCGCACTTTGCCAAGTCTCAGCTGGATACCGCAGCTGAGCAAGTTCGCATCACCCAGCACTTCCGTGAGAGCCTCGGTTTCCGCAACCTAGGGTCAAGTGGGAACAAAATTCTTCTCGGTTTCCCTCATTCCATCCCTGATGAGAACGCCGCCCTTATTGACCGGAGAGAGAGTCCCTCGAAGGCTGAAGCTTCAACTCGAAGCCTCACCCAGGTTCTACCTGAAAACCAACAGGATGATTCTGCTCTAGATGCTGCCCTTGGACTTCGCACCCCTGAGAGAATCGGTCTCCAAAAACTATCCGAGACGATTGACTCCCTGAGCCGATCAATCGAACTGACCCTCAAGATCAGCGACGGCAGACAACTCGGTGGCCAATTGACTTCTGAGCAAGCTCGAGTCCTCAAAGAATCGTTAAGCGAATCCGAGTACGAAAACTGGACCACTGAAGTCGTTGGAGTTCTGGATGGCATGCGCACTCGACGACGCCAGTTCTTCCTAGAAGTCCCCGGCCAAAGAGACATCGCGGGCACGATCGACGAAGAGCTACTAGAAACTCTCCCCCTGTTTATCAATCAAAGAGTACGTGCGACAATCGCTTGCCGACGCAAGAAGCAAGCCTCGGGAAGGACTGGGCGGACAGGTTACCGTCTAGTCCGTATCGACTCAGCACCACGAGAGCTTTCTCTGTAGTTCAGCCATAGAGTTACCTTCCGTCACAGTCTGTCGGAAGGTAACTCTATAGCTAGGCTGTGTCAGGCAGTCTCCTCTCCTACCTCCTTCTCCCCGCGCTTTGCGTCGAGATCTGCGACATCAGCCAGCGGGGTGTCGAGCGCCTGGTTCACCTGGCCGAGGACCTCATCCCGCTTGGCCGCCGAGGACCGCATGTAGATCTCGGTGATCGTACGCAGGTCGCGCTGGCCGAGTATCTCGCCGATCGCGGGGATCGGCATGCCGGCCTCTGCCAGCGTTGTGATCAGCCAGACGCGGCCGTAGTGGGGCGTGATTTTGACGTCCTTGAACCCGGCGCGGAGTTTCGCGCGTTCCATGATGCTGCGGTAGCTGGTGTCCATGATGATGCCGCCGGCGGCTGCGGTGGTGAACAGCCAGGCGTCAGGGCTGTCACCGACGAATCGTTTAAGGTGGTCGCGGACGTCGGTGTGGAAGCGGGCGAAGAGGGGGACGGTGCGGTGTCCGGCGTCGGTCTTGGCGGTGGCCTTGTAGTGCATGCCTTCGCCTGGGACGCGGTAGACGTTGCCCCGGACGTGGACGTGGATGGAGTCTGCGGTGATGGCCACGTCACGGCGGCGTAGGCCCAGGGCCTCGCCGAGGCGGAGTCCGTGGAAGAGGGTGAGGATCGCGATGAGCTTGTGGCGGCCGTCGATGCGGGGGATCTTCTTGTCGAGTTGGTCGACGATGCCCTGCATGACCGAGGCCTCGGGGAGGTCTTTGCGGTGGTGCTTGGGTCGCTTGGCGGCGTCGGGGACGACGACGGGGCTGATGGGGATCATGTCGCGGTCGACGGCGGCCTGCATGGCGGTTTTGAGGCGGGCGTAGGCGTTGCGGTTGTAGGGCGGCGTTGAGAACTGGCGGTTGATGTCATCCCACCAGGCGGCCACGTCCCGGCGCGTCAGCCTCGTCAGGGGGATGTCCCGGAGGCGGGCGGCAGGGTCAGCGACCTTGAGGATGCGGCGGTTGAGGGTGCTTGTGTAGTCCTGCAGGGTCGATGGTTCGAGGGCGCTGGTGCCGCGGGAGCGGAGATCAAGCCACTGGGTGATCCAGTCGCCGACGGTGCGGGCCTGGTCCTCGCGCGATTGGGCGCGAGTGGCCGGTGGGGTCCACTCGTCGAACTCGATGAGCTTCTCCTCGGAGCGCAGCCACGCGGCGGCATCATCCTTGGAGAAGAAGGTGTTCGGTGCCTTGTGGCGGTCGCCGTCGGGACCGGTGTAGCGCGCGCGGTGCTTTCCGGATGGCAGCTGGGTGATGGAGCCGAAGCCGCGTTTCGGGCGTGGAGTCAT